ATGTTGGTGGATATTTTAATACAACAACTCCAATAACAAGATTTAGATTTAAAATGTCTAGTGGTAATATGGATGCTGGTAAGATATTGATGTTCGGATTAAACTAATATAACATGGAGAAATTATGGTACACAAAATAGTAAATGGACAACAGGTAGAGCTAACAGCAGATGAGATTGCTGCGATAGCTGCACAAGAACAAATATGGAATGATGGTGCATTTGATAGAGCTATGGCAGATTTAAGGCAACGTAGAAATCAACTATTAGCTGAAACAGATTGGTCAGTGCTTACTGATGTTCCTTTAACACCTACAGAAAAATCTATAATGATAAATTATAGATCTGATTTAAGAAATATAACTCAAGGTTTAGAAACTGTTGAAGATGTTGAGGCAGTAGCACTACCTGGAATACCAGTTCTATAATGAAAAAAATAAAAAACAAAATTTTAAAACAAGTTAAATATTTTCTTTGCTCAATTATGAGCGTGAAACCTTGCTCTTGTAAAAAAGAAAATAAATAATGACATTGCCTGGGAAGATATAATCGCTGGCTTGCATTTATATTTACAATATTAAGCATATACATTTTAACGGGTAGCAATCCAAATTATTTTATAGGCTGGTTCATTGCAGCCTCATCAACTTTAGCCTGGTCATACTTTGCCTGGCAAGACAAAGATACTCCAAGATTTCTAATGGAGCTTTGTTATTTAATATTAACTATTAGAGGAGCTTTCCATAATGTTTAAGTATGCTTTAATATTTTCAATATGCAGCATGATAGATCAAAATTGCATTGAAAATTCACAAAGACTTTATTTTAAAACTCACTACGAGTGCCTAGAAGCAGGTTATAAAACTGGAAACGAAATCGTAAAATCACTTAACCCAAAGGAAGTAAACGAGTCAAAGTTATATGTAACTTTTAGCTGCTTAGAACTTGAAGATCATGCGGAAAAAAAGATTAAAGAAAAATTCGTCAGTCACAAACGCAATTATATTTGAAAAGCTTGAACACTTACATAAAGACGTTGAGCAAAATACAAAAGAAATTGTGCAGATAAAACAACAGATCGCTTTTGGTCGAGGTGGTGTTAGAGTTTTAGTCTGGGCAATAGGAATTGTAACTACGGTTGCTACGACTTGGAATTTTTTATGGAAAAATGGCTCTTAGAAATATTAAGGGTTTAGCTTGTGAAATAAAGGGTCAATTACAATTTTTACAAAATCCTGATTTATTAGTGTTTACTCCGCTCGGAGGTTTGGGACCCATTGACATTGTAACGGTTAATAAAAAAACTGCTGAGGTTAATCTTTATGATGTCAAAGCAATAAGTCTTAGAAAAACAACCAGGTCTTACAGAGATAAGAACGGTCATAAAATTACTAATAAAGCAGGCTACAAAATATACAGGAAGCTTTCTCAGCTTCAAAAAAAACTAGGAGTAAAAATATTATATGTTGAATAGCGTAGAAGAAACAAAAGAGTTTATTAGAGTACATGAAGGCAAGGTAAATAAGGTTTATAAAGATAGCCTGGGATATGCCACTTTTGGAATTGGTCATTTGGTTTTACCAGAGGATGAGTTGCAAGAAGGCGTTGAATATTCTGATTTTGCTGTAGAAGAATATTTTAAAAAAGATTTTCAAAAAGCTTTGAATGGTGCAAGAGCATTATTAAGTGAGCAGCTAGATGATGATTACCCTGAGCAACTTTTATACATTATGACTTGCCTGGTGTTTCAACTGGGTCAAGCAGGAATGAGAAAATTTAAAAAGATGTGGTCTGCGCTAAATATACCTGATTATGGTTTAGCTGCTACTGAGCTGTTAGACTCCAGGTTTGCAAAACAAACTCCAAAACGTGCAGCTGAAACAGCAGAGTTAATTAGGAGCTTAGGCGCATGATACACTTATTAAAATTATTTAATAATCCTTTAGTAAAAATGGGGATCAATAAAGTCTCTAGCCATTTTCAACATAAAGCTGAAAAACAAAAAGTAATTAGAGCTGCTGAAATAGAGGCAGCTAAAGATGTAGATATAACTAGAATTAAAAGTCAAAACAATACGATCAAGGATGAAGTATTGATGTTTTGGCTAATCGGAATGTTAACTACTGGCTGGTTTCCAGCAACTAGAGAAAACTTTAGAGAGTGGGTATCAATCATAAACGATCTACCAGATAGCGTTTGGTATTTAGTTATCATAGTTTTTACAGCTAGCTTTGGTTCTAAAGTTTCTGATAAATTAATGAACCGCAAGAAAAAGTAATGGCTGTCACTCATTCAGACTTTGATCCATTATTGTTACAAAGATATTTAGATCCACCAGAGCATTTACATTTTCAATGGGAGGGAAAACAAGCTGGAGACTTTGTTTATAAATATAAATTAATTGAAAAAATTGAACCTTATAAAATAGATCCTAGGTCTAAAAAATTAAAGGGTATCAATAAAAAATAGGGGTTACTCCAGGTGCCTGGAGTTATTGTTTCGTTAATCCTGGGGCATCTGAGAGCGTTTTTTTTTACAAAAATTTATGAAAAGTTTAAAAATTAGAGAAGATAGAGGAATTGATTTAAGTTTTAAAAATTTAATTTCAATCGTAGTCACCGCTAGTTTAGCTGTGTATGGTTACTTTCAACTGGAGAGCCGCCTACAAAAATTAGAGACTTCAAGGCATATCATGGAGTCTGATTTAATTAAAAAGTCAGATCAAAAAAATACAGACCAGGAACAATTTTTATTATTAGAACACCTGGCGAAACAAGTTGAAAATTTACAAAGCGAACAAGAGTTGCAAAGAAACAATAACGTCAATCTAAAAAGAGCAATGAAGGATATTGAAAATCTTTTGCAACAATTAGAATTATTAAAAGATAAAGTAAGGGATAATGGAAAACATCAATGACCAAAGTAATTGCATTGTTAATGTTCCTGGGAGAGCCAGCAGCATTAAAAGAACATACACTTATGCCAAACATTTCAGAGTGCCTGGCAAAGAAAAGGGTTGCTTCTCGTAATTCAAATAACGCTACTTTTGTATGCAGCAGAGTCTCAGCTGAAGTCAAAGATGGTAAAATAATTAAAATTCAAAAAGATGGCTAAGAAAGCAATAGGGGTTAATACTTTTGAAAAAAGAACTAAACCTAAGATTGGCAGGCATAAAAAAAATTTAAACAAATCTCAAAAGCTTAATTTTAAAAAATACAACCGCCAGGGTAGAGCATAACTCAGCTGTGTCAAAACTGTGTCAGCTCTTTTTACTAACGTCTAATTGCATAATAAAATCAACGGTTTTATTTTACACTTGCGGGTAGCATCAAATTCAAATAATCGTTGAAAAATAAAAGGAGTAATTGAATTTCTAACGGTTTTCTAAACCGAGGGTCGCACGTTCGAGTCGTGCAGGGCGCGCCATAAAACCTAGCTTTTTTTTTAAGCTTTCAATTTCTGTGTCAAAAACTGTGTCGAAATCGACTCGATTTGCTCCTGGTAATAATTTTTATAAGGCTGTTTATCCCTCCAACTTTTATTTCCCTGGTTCCAAGTGGTCCCGTGGTTCATCTCAACTGATAATTTAATATACATATCAAAGCATCCATTCTCGCCTTGATGGCAAAAATTTAATTTTTCTGCATTAATAATCCACCCTCCATCATTCGATAAATGTTCTTTACCGCAATAAGCACAATTACCGCAATGATAGAGAGGTTCTTTTTTTTTAGCCACTAGCAGCCATACCTGTTTTTGCAGGTATAACTATTGGCATTGAATATTCGCATGCTACATAAAATTCTGCGTGCGGAACATTTAAACTTTTTGCAAGTGCATCAAGCACAACAGCATTAATTTTATTTCCTTTAATGCCGTAATCATTATGGATCTTTTCGTATTTCTGAATTTGTTGAAACGTAAAATGACCCCAATTTAAAACACTAGCAACTTTATCAGCTAATTGCTGCTGCGTAAGATTTGCATTTTTTCTTAATCGTCTAAGATTAAAAGCAACCGTTTGCCTAACGCTTTCAGCTTCTTGTGTTTTATATTTATCTGATTTATTAATCATTAGTTTTTCCTCCTAGTTGGAGATCCTCTTTAGAAACTTTAAAAACTTCTTGTAAATTTTCCGTATTTTTTTTGGTTCTTCTGTAATAATGTTTTTCAAAAGTTTTAGTATTATTCCAACCAAACCATTTCATAAATTCTTTATCTGTTAATTTATTACTATCTTTAACTAAGCTTGATGATAGTTTTCTAAATGGAGATAAACCTCCCTGCCATTTAATCCCTGCCTTTTCAGCCAATCGTTCCGTATGTTTTTTAATAGAAGTTTTTTGTACTTTAAATAATCTTGTTAATTTATTTCCGTCAGTATCTTTTGCTAAGAGTGGATATAGATTTAATCTTTTCCAAGTTAAAATTAATGACCAAACATTATCTTGAATTGGTATGACTCTGTGACTTGTATTTGTTTTAACTGAATTAGCGCAAAAATTATTTTGATTATCTACGCTATGACTTACTAACCATTTTTGATCGTTGAAATCTTCAAAGCATGCAGCAACTATTTCATTGGTTCTTGCTCCTGTTGTTAAAGCTAACCAATACATGAGCTGCCATGCAAAATCTTTTTCTAAATTAATTAAAACATAAACATCTTGTTTTGTTGTTTCAAATTCTGTTTTATAAATTTTTTTACTTGCGGGTAATGCCGCTCTATAATCTAAAATTCTTTTACACTCACCTACATAAAAATTCTTTTGATCCCAATATTTTATCATCCTTTTAAAGGTAGCAATGACATCCTGGTATGTTTTGCCTGATAGTGGTTTATTTCTATGAGATTTAGCCATAGTAAGGCTTTTAAGATAGTTTTCTGTAAAATGGTTGTAAGTGTAGTCATCAATGTATTTTGTTAAAAAATCACCCATGTATGGCTCAATAAAGTGCCTTATATGCTGGATATAAGGTGATGCGCTTTCTTCTTTTAAAACACCTAAGCTTACGTCTTGATTAAGCTTATCAATATATAAATCTAAACCTTTATTTAATTTAATCCTATTATCCGCAAAGCTTTCAGTATTACGAGATAAAAGAATTTTATATTCTTTTTCAGCTATTTTTTTATTTGAATGCGAAAATAATGTTTTACGAGTTTTACCAATCCATCCGTAAATTTTATATTTACCTTCATTTTTCCTTACTTTTGTGATTTTCATACGCAAACCTGTGGTAGCATGATCGTACCGTATTGTCAACATATCAACATGTATCGACTACAGGTTGTTTGCCAATTTGAGGTGGTTTTTAGAGAGCAAAAGAGTGCCTTACAGAGAAACTTAATCTGCAATTTATACGAGTAATTTAGCCTAAATGTTTAATTTGATCTTCTAAATTTACTCTGTTTACCAAGGCTTCATGAGCCTGTTTACTGTAAGCTGCTGCATTAATTGGTAAAAAACCAAAATTTTTATTGGTCTCTTTACTAAGCTTGGCTAGTGCTAACTTTCTTACTTTCTTTGCTTGCTCTAGCTCCTGCATCAGCTCTTGGTACCTGGTCATCATCGTTACTTACCTCCTTCACGATAGAATGTACTAACTTGAGATCATCTACTTTGTAGGAAGCATCTGGCGGTGGGGTACCCATCTTTGCAAGAGCTTCAACATTTGGACCCTTAGTTTTACATTCAAAAGAGCCTTCAAAGTAAAAAGTTTTCTCATACATTTTCATTTTTCTAACATTTTTTTTAACCTATTTAAGGCTTCTATCAAGTAACGAACTTTGTCAATAGTTTCTTCAATCGCTTCTTCAATCCATTGTGCAGGATTTTTATTAACTTCACGCATAACATTTTTATAAATTTTTTTCCCCTGGCGATCTCGTTTTATAATACGAGCAATTAATTCTCTGGTGTTTGGATCTTTTATTTGAGAATGTTTATACTTCTTGATGTACCTGGTATTCTGGTTATCCATTTTCTTTGCTCCAGCTTAACAATAATTTGACTTACATGTGATTTGGTTTTCATATTATTCGCCTTCGCAATTTCTTCATACGAAGGCGAATAACCTTTTTTGGAAATATACGACTTAATAAATTTAAACACTTGAGTTTGCCTCGGAGTTAAGCCGTATTGCATCATTACCCTAGTATATCGTCTAAAGGGTTTGCTTCTTTTTTAAACGCTCCAGGTTTTTCAAAAGTAATATTAATGTTTGGTTGTTTTCCAGTTGCTTCTTTATTCAACCATGCACTCATATTTAGTTTAGCACCATTTATTGTTGCGCTTCCTGTAAACTGAGGATATTTTTTACCAGGCTTATCATCTTCTTTTGCCTGGCGTTTCCATAGACCCCCAGTATTATCGTAGTTGTCTGCCATTTAACCTCCTAGCTTGGTTCTACGTTTTTTTAAGAGAGTCATAGCTTCATGCCATTTACCCTCGTCTTTTGTTTTTAAGCTATCAAAATATTTTTGATATTTTTTTAGCTCTTTAACAAAACTCTTTAAATCTTTTTGCTTATCTATTTTTTTTACAATCTCATCATGCAAGTCAATCGCATCGTCTTGAGTTTCTTTTTTTTGATTTGCGCTTCTGTGGTCAAACTCTTCCCAAGAATAATACTCACCATGTAATCCCAAAGCTTTTAATATTGCACGGTCAATCGCTCTTTTTTCTGCAACTGCTACAAAAAATTCAAAGCCGTTGTTATCAGGGTGAGCTTCACCTGTTGTTATAAATTTTTTATTTTCATTTTGCGCGGTAGCTTTTATTAAACAGCAGCGCATTTTCCAATCTACACTTACAATATTAAAATCAGTTGTAATATTAAAATGATTTGCCAAAGCTTCTACTGCTTGATGTTTTAATAATTTGGTTCCGTTACTTTCATAAACAAGCTCGCTTTGGTTGAAGCTTTTTATAATTGTTTCTAACTCTTCTCTGTTTATATCCATCTGTAATTACCTTCCTGGGTGTTTCTAGGCTTTTTTAAAGGATATGTCGGATCTCGTTTACAGCCTCCAGTATCATTGCTGATTACTGCACCCAGGTTAGATTTAGATTGCAAAGATGAAAAGAGAGAAACCTCATTTTTAACGATCCAAATAAGGAAATATACGCCAAGAAGTATTACTAAAAAGGCGCAAACATCTTTTGCTATTCTAAATATCTTCCATTTTCTTTGCTGTTTTTCAAGCCGTTCAAAATTATATTTTTCTCTTAAAATACTTGCTTGATAATGATTTATAGGTTTTGGTTCCATAATTCCTCCGCTTCGTTTTTTAATTCTTTATCCCATTTAAAATGTTTGAGATCCAAGTTAACATCTTGCACCCAGGTATTTTTACCCTGGTGTCTTTCAATTAATCGTTCTCTTCTAATGCAGGTTCTTTGTACTTGTTGAAAAACTTTTTTTATATTTTCAGTTGTAAAATATTCAGAATTATCTCTGTCGTAAATTTTAAATTCTTCTTCATTGACAACAATAAGTTTTGGCTCAAGGTTTGTTGCCAGGTAATATAAAATAATTTGAACAATATGATCTGGGTAAGGTAAGCATTTTTGTATAGAGTGATTTGTAATACCATCCGAGTTAACGCTTCTTCCTCTTCTTCTATACCTGGATTTAATTTCCACAAGTTTAGTTGGATCGTTTAAATCTAAGTGCATGTGCATTGGATATTTGGCACCTGGTATTTTCCACTCAATAAATTTTTCAGACTCAATTCCATCTTTTAAGCAGCAAGCTTTTACTGCTTGATTAAGATTTTCTAACATAAGCAAAAAACCCTTCATATTCCAAATATGACTTTCCTTATCTTCTAAAGTTTGTGGTTCATATTTTTTTAAAGCAGTAATTGCGCTATCGGCTGCTGATTTAAAATAAATTTTTTTATTTTTTCTTTTAATAAATTTTGTTTTTCCGTCTCTTTTGTAAATAGTATCTGCGTGCATTAAACCTATTGCTTCACCTGCTACTGTTCCTGATACCATTTTAGAATTAGGTTTAAGCTTTGCTCTTAACTCGGGGGTCATATATAAATATTTGTAACCCCAGATATCATCAGGCGTTACTAGCTGGCTTGGTGAGTGATGGTCAAAACCATAATATAAATAATTTAACCTTTTATCTACGTTCATAGTACAAATGTATAACCAATTTGGTACTACGATTTACTTATCTGGTCAAACAACTAGACAGTTGTATTTTACTGGCTTAATGGAAATCTGGTTTTTGGATTGTGAATTGAAATAACTGGATAAAATTTATCAATATCTGATCGCTTACATTGCAATAATACTTCATTGTTTCTTACATTGTAGATTTTAAGCTTGTCGCCAATATCTTCAAAGCCAACGCCTTTATACATTTTATTTTTTATTAAAAATACACCCACTTGATTAGGTTGAAATCCACCATTTTTTTTAAATATATAAACCCAGCCGTCTCTATAGTTTCCAGGTATATTGGTTTGTGCAATAAATAAATTATCATAATATTGTGTCAATTGATTAACCATTTGAATTCGTTTTGGTTTTTTAAGTTTTGTAATAACTGTATCGTTTAATTCATGGTAAATTAATACTGTAGGTTGCTCTATAAAAACTTCAGATATTGTAACGTGCAAAACATTGGATAGTATTATTGCATCTTCTACTGATGGTGTTCTTGTACTGTTAACCCACCTGTTGATTGTAACACGATCTTTTTTGGTAAGCTTTGCTAATTCACCTTGCGTTATATTTTTTATTTTTAATAAGTTTTTTATGTTATTTTTCATTGCCATATTGGTACACCATATTTCTAAACAATCAAACACTTGTCAGTTGTATTTATTGTTGTATAGTTTTTGTTCTATTTAGCATGTTTCCAAAATGGCTTAAAGGCTAAATAGTATGAAACTCAACGATTTTCGAAAAAAAAATAGTTTTACATTTAAAGGTCTGGCAAAATTTATAGGGGTAGAGGGGATCTCTTGTCAATCAACGGTGCAGCGTTGGTGTATGGGAAAAAGAATACCAGAAAAAAAATTCATGGAAAAAATTTACAAAGTAACAAAAGGCAGTGTCGCTCCTAATGATTTTTACGAAATTTAAAAAGCTGGTTAAAATACATGCCTGGGATCTAACGGCATTTACCGATTGGACCGAGATCAATAAATCTCTTAAAGAGGAAATGTCGGTTCCATGTTTTACGGGTTATATTATTTATAAAGATAAGCATCAAACCATTATTACCAGTGATTATGATATTGACAGAGACGGCAGCATTACCGTTGGCAACCGTACAATCATTCCGACAAAAGTTATTAAAAAAATAGAAGTTTTATACGATGGCACGAAATAATTATTATAATACTGGAGATCATTTTTCCGAGTGGCATCGCACTATTAAAAATGTGGGATATGTAGATTTAGATTGTTTACCAACGTGCATTCATTGCAAAAGAGTTTTGGCAGTAATTGAAACCGCTTTTGATGTAGGTCAAACCTTTAAGACTACTACAGTTACAGAAGAGGTTGCAACAGCTTTGAAGGTTCCAGGCTTGTTGGTTTTATATACGCCAGGGACCACTTTAAATGAGATTATATCTATTCGTTATAAAAGATTGGTTCCTGTTAAAGATACAGAATTTTCTCGAATGTGGTCAAATGAATTTGAAGAGTTTTTTCATAAATTACAAAATAGCTGTGGGTGTCAGGCATGAGTTTTTTTATAGGTGATGAAGCAATATTAAAATCGGAGCGATTAACGCCAGCGGATAAGCTTGTTTATTTTACTATCGTTACCTTCTACAACCGAAAGCAGCAAAAGGCTTACCCCAGGATTGCTACCATTGCCAAGCGCGCCAGCTTATCTAAACGCCAGGTCATGCGTTCAATTAAAATATTAAAAGATTTAAAAATTATTAAGACTAAAAGGCTGCAATCGACTTTAGAATATAATCTACCTAAGCAAGATTACTTATACACAACCAGATATGCCAATTTGTACAACTCTGATATGCCAAATAGTACAAGTATTAATAAAACCAAATTAATTAAACCATATAGATTTTATAATAATAGATTTAGTAATTATTCGACTACACGGGGGGTTGCTAGACCATTAAGCAAGATCAAATTCAATAACATTGATTTACAGTATTTCGCAACCGAAGGGTTGTTTGATGAGTACAGGGATAAAGCTGGCAATATTTACACAAAATCTAAGCTAACAAACGAGATTAAAAAAAAAACTCTAAATGAAAGATTATCTTTACAAGCTTACAGACATCCTGGAAACAGCCGCAAGGTGTGATCGTTACCTGCCAGGCTTAAAAAAGCCAACGGCTCCAAGGATGTTTGATATTATTGAAACCACTTATAATCCAAGTGAGCATGGATATTATGACAAACCCCAGTTAAAACTTAGAGCTACACCCAGAATGATTGCTTGCTGGGATGTTTCGATTGATTTGCTTTTATTACTTGAAAGCGTAGAGACCAGGCGTTTAATATGGTCAAAAGCAAATAAGTATTCTTATTCTGCAATCGGTCGTATGCTTGGATTAGATAGACGCAAAGTCAAACAGGTTTATATTACAGCTTTGATCCACCTAGAAAGCTTAGTCAAAACCCAAAAAGATTTACTTGCCAAAATTGACAAAATTTATTAATCAAAAAGGATAAGCTTGATAGAATTATGCCAGGCAGAAATAAGCTTTTAAAACAATGTGAAAGTATCGCCAGGCATTCAGGTTTAAGATGCAGAGCCAAAGGTAAATTAAAAAAATCAGGTCATTATCGTTGTCGTTTTCACGGTGGAGAGAGTGACGGACCCGTAACGATTGAAGGCTCTGTGAAAGCTTACAGAAATTTAATCAATTTTAAAAATTACACAGACGATGAAATCAGAAATTATATTAAAGGGAAAGCTCGAAAATATTATCGAAAAGATTGAGCAAGGCAATACGTTGACTCGAATTTGTAAAGATAAAGCTTATCCTGGATTGACTACAGTTTATAAAGCTATGCGCGAAGATGATAAAATCCATCAAGCAATTATGAAAGCCAGGGAAGTTGGAACTTACTCAATCCTGGACCAAATACACGATGAACTAAATACTCCCCAGGATCCAAAGTATTTTCAACAATACAGAGAAAAGGCAGTGCATGCCAGGTGGCTTGCTTCTAAATTAGCTTCAGGAATTTTTGGAGATAAACAAAAGATCGATCAAAAGACAGATAGTAAGTTAACGATTAGTTGGGCGAGACCCCAGGAGCAAAAAGCTCCTGGAGTGATTGAAGGTTAATTATAATTTGAAATCACTAAAAGACGTATTTTGAAAATGATGTGCTTTTAGTTTTTTTAGATTTGTAAACCATTGAAAAATTACATCTTTACGGTTTACAATATTAAAGGTTGTCTTTTGAAGTTTAAAAGGAATTTTATCAACGCTTGGATCAGGTTGATAATTCATTAACCAATTAAAAGCCTGCATAAAAAATAAACTTTTATCTGTAGGCTTTTTTGGAAATCTAACCCTTTTAATTGTTGACTTTGGAAAGTAATTAATTTGATCCGAAGGCAACTGCTTTACGGTATTAAAATCAACATTAAAATATAAATATTGCATTTTAATTAGCTCCTTTGTTAAGTTTAAGCATTACTGGGACCAGGATAAGACAGATCAAGCAACCTGTAGCGGTACCTATTGCAAGTGTTAAATCACTTGCTGCGATACCACCTGCAAAGTCGCTTAAAGCGTTTCCAATTCCTGCACCGTATAACGCACCCGTTCCAGCTTTAAAAATTTTGAATTTATTTTCTAAGCTGAAACCATACACAGCACCAAGCAACATGATAAAATTATCGATGATGCCAAAGTATATAAAATCAACCATGGATCCAGCCAGTCTGAACTATGCCAAATTTTAATAAACTTTTTTCAAAATCTGGTTTATTCATTCTGATTTTTTTATCAGGGTTGATATGATTTAAATGCTTGCCAGTAGTTGTTGACCAAGCATTTTCACAAATAAAAACATTGCCTTTTATTTCAAAAGCAATGCAGGTTTGATATGAATACCAAAACCTATTAACTGATTTATTTGTGCTTGTAGTGTCAGCAAATTCAACTGCGTGAAAGTTGTTGCTGATTTTTATTAACGAGGTTTGCATTTTATGCTCCTTTTGTTTGTTTCCGATCTGGTAACATACATGTAACCAATATGTCAACACTAAAAAAACAATAAAATAAAAAAATTATGAAACGTAGAAAATCAACAGTTAATAAATCTGGCAATTACACAAAGCCAGGCATGCGCAAAAGAATATTTAACAGAATAAAAGCATCTAATAGTTATGGGACCAGAGCGGGGCAATGGTCAGCAAGAAAATCGCAGGCACTAGCCAAAGCCTATAAAAAAGCGGGTGGCGGTTATCGATAATGGCATTATCAAAAAGACAAAGAAGTTTAAAAGCCTGGGGCGCACAAAAATGGAAAACCAAGTCAGGCAAGAAATCGTCTGTTACTGGTGAGCGATATTTACCAAGTGCAGCTATAAAATCTATGAGCGCAAGAGATTACGCATCAACAACCAGAGCAAAAAGAAAAGCAAAAAGATCAGGCAAGCAATTTAGCAAACAACCAAAAAGAATTGCTGCAATGACTAGAAGGTTCAGAAGGTTCAGTTAATGGTTGCTAAAAGATTTCAAAACCCAAAAGGTGGTTTAAATGCAGCAGGTAGAAAAAAGTTTGGAGTTAAGGCTCCAGTTAAATCTGGGACCAATCCGAGGCGTGTTTCATTTGCTGCGAGGTTTGGCGGGATGGCTGGACCACTCAAAGATAAAAAGGGTAAACCAACAAGATTGAAGCTTGCATTGAAAGCCTGGGGCTTTGGTTCAAAAGAAGCAGCTAGGAACTTTGCTGCAAGGCATAAGAAAAGTTAGTATCTTATTACACGGATGCACGGACCCGCGCGCGTGTATGACTTCGGATTAAACAAGAGCAACACAATACCAACACAAAAACTTTGAATAGCTTTTGTTTTATGCGAAAAACTTACGGTTTACATAACCATAAGACAACATTTTTTGCAGTAAATGACTACTTTTTGCAGTTTTTTTGCATGACTATTGCCAAAAAAATCGCACACATTTTTATATATATATACCTTGGGAGTTTAAGACACTCACACACAGAGACACTATGAAAAAGAAACCAGATATTAAAACAGAATTAGCCAGCTTAGTATTCGTTGATAGAGAAACGAATGCTATCGTGGTGCATATACACGGATTTGAAACGCCAAAGGTGGCATCAGACTTTGCAAGCTATATGCTGAAGAACTCAGGCATGAAGTATGAAGAAGCCAATGATTGTTTTGAAGAGCTGCCAACAATACACTAATGCACATTGAGATACCTTATACGCCTAGACCGTTTCAACAAGAGCTGCACGATCTATTAGATCAACATAGATTTGCAGTGCTGAACTGCCATAGACGTTTCGGCAAAACAGTTTGTATTTTGAACCACTTAATCAAAGCGGCTCTTACAATCCCATTGCCAAACCCTAGATTTGCATATGTGGCTCCAACGTATAAGCAAGCTAAAAGTATTGCTTGGGATTACATAAAACAATTTACAGGTAAAATCCCAGGGGTAAAATACAATGAGACAGAATTAAGGTGCGATCTACCGAATGGTTCTCGTATAACATTATTATCAGGTGAGAACGCAGAAAGCATCAGGGGTATATTCCTAGATGGGGTCTGTATAGATGAGACAGCACAAGTAAACCCTAAACTTTGGAATGAAATTTTGAGACCAGCATTATCAGATCGGAAGGGTTTTTGTTTCT